AGTACTTTCAGAAGTACGTGGTTGGTTTAAAGACAAGAACTTAGAAGACATGGGACGTAAGTATTGGAAAAAACGTTCATATGTATTCCAAGGCTTTGTTACAGACAATCCTTTAAAAGAGGATACCACTCCAGCAAATCCAATTAGACGTTTCATAATTGGTCCACAAATATTCCAAATTATTAAAGGAGCATTAATGGATCCGGATATGAACGAACTACCTACTGATTATACAGCAGGTGTAGACTTTAGGATTGCTAAAACATCAAAAGGTGGTTATGCAGACTACTCAACATCAAATTGGGCTCGTAGAGAGAGACCATTAGATGAAGCAGAGTACAAAGCTATTGAAGATAGCGGTTTGTTTAATCTAAGTGATTACTTGCCTAAGAAACCAGATGAGGTTCAAGTTGGCGTAATTAAAAAGATGTTTGAAGCATCAGTTGACGGTGAAGCATACGACATGGAACAGTTTGGTCAATACTTTAGACCAGCAGGCGTAAGTGCAAGAACAGGTGATCCTGTAAAAGCAAGTACTCCAACTCCAGCGGCGGCTCCAGCACAGGCGGCACCAGTAGTAGAAGCTACTGCAACGGCTCCAGTGACACCAGCGGCAACTACTGAGTCAGCAACTGCACCAGCAGACAATAATAAAGCGGAAGACATTCTTGCAATGATCCGCAACAGACAACAGTAATTATATTAGGGGTGTGTTGTAACAGGCACACCCCAAGTATATGGATTAAGGAGATATAATGGCTAATAAAGCATTTGACGTTTCTAAGTTTCGAAAAAACTTAACAAAATCTATCACAGGCATGAGTAGTGGATTTAACGATCCGACTGATTGGATTTCGACAGGTAACTATGCCTTAAACTATCTTATTAGTGGCGACTTTCACAAAGGTGTTCCGCTAGGTAAGGTAACTGTTTTTGCAGGAGAATCTGGTGCAGGTAAATCTTATATCTGTGCAGGTAACATTGTAAAGGCGGCACAAGATCAAGGTATCTTTGTAGTTCTAATTGACTCAGAGAATGCACTTGATGAAAGTTGGTTGAAAGCTCTTGATGTAGACACATCAGAAGATAAACTTCTTAAACTTAACATGTCAATGATTGATGACGTTGCTAAAACTATTAGTACGTTTATGATTGACTACAAAGCAATGCCAGAGGAAGAACGTCCTAAGATATTGTTTGTAGTTGACTCACTTGGTATGCTATTAACACCTACAGATGTTGATCAGTTTAACAAAGGTGATATGAAAGGTGATATGGGTCGTAAGCCTAAAGCACTAACATCACTTGTACGTAATACTGTTAACATGATTGGTAGTTGTAACGTAGGATTGGTTTGTACTAATCATACATATGCATCACAAGATATGTTTGACCCAGATGATAAGATCAGTGGTGGACAAGGCTTTATCTATGCATCAAGTATTGTTGTTGCAATGAAAAAGTTAAAATTAAAAGAAGACCTTGACGGTAATAAAATTAGCGAAGTACGTGGTATTAGAGCAGGTTGTAAAGTAATGAAAACTCGTTATGCAAAACCTTTCGAAGGCGTACAAGTTAAAATTCCTTATGAAACAGGTATGAATCCATACAGTGGATTGGTTGACTTGTTTGAGAAAAAAGGATTGCTTGTCAAAGACGGTAACAGACTCAAGTACATTGACTCTAAAGGCGAAGAAAGAAAAGAATATCGTAAAGTGTGGGAAGCAGGCGGTGACGCTCTTGACACAATTATGATGGACTGGTCTAACATTGCTGATGCAGTTGATCAAGTTGAAGAAGCCGTAGTCGAAACCGACGAGGAAGAAGTTGCTAATAGCTAACTACTTTTTGTATAAGTAGCAGTATTAACTAAGGAGAATAAAATTGGATTCAGGTTCGAATATTATAGAAGTGTGGCAAGTGTTTAAAGAATATGTTGATAAGAAACATATTGAAACTATTGCTGAAAAATATGTTGATCTATGTGCTGACTTGGGTACAAGTGACGAAGCATTTCGAGATGCGTTAGGTTCAGATAATAACTTAGATAAAGCTATTGGTTACTTTCTCGAAGAGGAAGTAGACGAAGACTCTTACGATAACGAGGACGATTACTAATGGGATGGTATTCTGATATTGCTAGAGACATTAGCAACATTCCAAAGGCTATTGCACATTACGAAAGTGAGTTGCAAGAAGCAAGATTGGAGTGTAAAATAAAAGGTAATGTTGAAAAGGCTTCGGCATCAATGCCAGGTATAGTTGAACAACGTTTCAACCAATTACAAGAGCTAGAAGCAATATTAGAATACCTGAACATTGAGTTGCGTCGATTACGTAGTAGCTTTTTTAGAAAGTATCTAGAAAGTTATGCTCGTGCATTGTCAAGTAGAGATGTAGAAAAATATGTAGACGGTGAAGCTGACGTTGTTGATTACGAAAAGATCATTAACGAGTTTGCACTGATGCGTAATAAATGGTTAGGTGTTTGTAAGGGCCTAGATCAAAAGCAATGGCAACTTACAAATATAGTTAAATTAAGAGTAGCTGGCATGGAAGATGCTAGTTTATAACAAAGGAATAAAATAAAATATGAGTTACCAATTACCAGGTGAAAAGAAAATAATTGAAAAATGGGATAAGATTCCAGGAGATATCACTTTCGTTTTACGTGAAGGTGATGAAGTTGGAGATGATGGCGGTTGTGCTATCGGAGGCTGTTGGGTAAAGAAAACTAGTGCAGAACTTTTTGCAAATAAAAAAGTTGTCATCTTTGGTTTACCTGGAGCATTTACACCAACATGTAGTTCAGAACAGTTACCAACATTTGAAAAAATGTATGACGAGTTCAAAGCACAAGGCGTAGACGAAGTGTATTGTTTAAGTGTTAATGATGCATTTGTAATGAACGCATGGGCTAAAGAATTAGGATGTACTAAAGTTAAATTACTAGCAGACGGTAATGCAGACTTTACATATGCTATTGGTATGCTTTGCGATAAAAAGCATTTAGGCTTTGCAAACAGATCATGGAGATATGCAATGTATGTTGACAACATGACTGTTAATGAAAGTTTCATTGAATCAGGTTACAACAATGAAGGATCAGATGATGACCCTTATGTTGAGTCAACACCTGAAAATGTAATCCAGTATATCGAAACACTAAACCGTTAAAGTTTAAATACTAGTATGAACAACGTACTAGTGACAGGTGGGTTCGATCCCTTACATTCCGGCCATATTGAATACTTTAAGGCCGCAAAACAATTAGGTGATAAACTAATTGTTGCAATAAACTCAGATGAATGGCTGACTCGAAAAAAGGGTCGGCCTTTCATGTCCTTTAAAGAAAGACTTGCAATTATAAGTGAACTTGCTATTGTAGACAAAGTTATAGGCTTTGACGATAGCGATGACTCTGCTTGTCATGCGATATTCCATACTATGTCAACCGAAGTAGGAAAGGTTATCTTTGCTAACGGTGGTGACAGAACAAACACAACAACCCCAGAGTACAAGATATACGGCGATCATCCACAAGTGCATTTTGAATTCGGTGTGGGTGGAGAAAACAAAATGAATAGTAGCAGTTGGATACTAGACGAATGGAAGACACAAAAGACAGAACGTGATTGGGGTTATTGGCGTGTACTAGATGACAAGCCTGAACAAGGTTACAAAGTAAAAGAGCTTGTAATATATCCAGGCAAACGTCTAAGCGACCAAAAACATTTTAAACGTAGTGAACAATGGAACGTACTTGAAGGCGAAGTTAAAATGGTAACCGAATGGGAAGGCAGACAAGAAATTGTTTACTTAACACCAAAAAGTGTTCCTTATGATATTGCTAAAGAAGTATGGCACTTACCAAGTAACCCTGGTAAAGTAAATGCACATATACTAGAAATACAACGTGGCGAACAATGTATAGAAGAAGATATTGAAAGACGTGGTGTTCCAGATTACGAGTATGATCAGTGGCATGAAGGATCGCCAGTATAATGGAATTCGTCCCAACTAAAAAAGAGCTTCGTATAGTAGAAGAAGTTGCTCCGTATACAATGACAAGCGGACAACGTATAACACAGACTATACGGGCTGTAAGAGACCTTGACGCTAATAATATTACAGGCGATATAGTTGAGTGTGGAGTATGGAAGGGCGGACAAATTATTAGTGCTTGGTTAGCTAATAATAAAACAAAAAGAAACTTTTGGTTGTACGATACATTTGAAGGTATGACACAACCAACTGTACACGATCATAAAATAAATGAACTAGGTGCAGTAACACATGCAAGGTTTAGTCGCAAAGCAAAGCACGGTTTCGATCAGTGGTGCAGAGCAGAAATTGGAGAAGTTAGTACTAATGTATTCAAATATATTCCTCCACATCAGTGCAATTTTATTAAAGGTCCTGTTGAACAAACACTATTAGATAATAATAATTTACCAAAAAATATTGCATTATTACGCTTAGATACCGACTGGTATGAAAGTACATTACAAGAATTATTAACACTATGGCCGTTATTAAACGTAGGTGGTTACATGGTTTTAGACGACTATAACAGTTGGCGTGGAAGTCAAAAAGCCTTTCATGAGGTGTTTGGCACCTCTCTTGAGATACATACTATTGATAGAACCGCAGTATATGTTAGGAAGACCAAAGCATGAATAAAGTATTTGTAGGATATGATCCCAGAGAAGATATAGCATACCAAGTATGTAAGTATAGTATTGAAACCCAAAGTAAAAATGTAAGTGTACACCCACTTAAACAAAGCGAACTACGAAGTGCCGGCTGGTACAAAAGACCAATTGATAAACTAGCAAGTACTGAATTTACATTTACAAGATTCCTAGTTCCAGAGCTTACTAACTTTAAAGGGTGGGCATTGTTTATAGATTGCGATATGATCTTACAAACAGATATACAAGAATTATTTGACCAAGCAGACGACAAGTATGCTGTTATGTGTGTTAAACATGAGTACGAAGTAAAAGAAGAATTTAAAATGGATGGACAAAAACAAACAGTTTATCCACGTAAGAATTGGTCAAGTGTTATGCTGTTTAACTGTGAACATCCTGCTAATAAAAGACTAACACAGGACATGGTAAACAGTAACGAATTAAACGGAGCATACTTCCACAGATTTAGTTGGCTTGAAGATGATGCACAGCTAGGAGAACTTGATCATACTTGGAACTATCTAGTAGGCGTGTATAATGATATTGAAAAGCCTAAACTTATTCATTATACAGAAGGCGGACCTTGGTTTGAGAACTATCGGAATTGTGAATTTGCTCAAGAATGGAAAGACAATTTATATCAAATGATGGATAGATAATATGGAACAAAATACAGGCGAATGGGATACACGAGTGATTAGACCACATTTAAAAGAAATGATCGATAAGATCTTACACAGCGTTGCAGTAGGAGAACAAAAATTTGCAGTAGAAGCAGTTGCAGAAGTTTTTCAAGAAGTAAAAAATCCTCCACTAATATGTGTAGACAGCGGAATTAAAAAAGTAGAAAAGAAAGTTAAAGGTTCATTTGGACTTATTGATTCTTTTGTAATGGGCATGGCACTAGGTAGTGGCGGCAAGTATATTCGTGCTGACGATGTTGATTGGAATGATGATACTCCGTTATTAGTTAGAGGACTAGGTAAACAAAAACTAATCAAGATGTGTATTGAGCGTGGTAGAGATTTTTACTTTATGGACACAGGATATGTAGGAAACAATCCAAGTATACGTAACCCTAACGGTAAAAAGACTTATCATAGAATTGTAAAAAATGCATTACAAAACTTACATATGCCTGATAGAGAACTTCCTGGATCAGACAAATGGTATGGTGGCGGACGTTGGAATTCATTAGCTATTCCATTTAAAGATATTACTCCAGGACGTAAAATATTAGTAGTACCACCAAGTGAAAAGGTAATGAAATACTTTGGTGAAGACTTAGACAAATGGATTGAACAAACTATTGCTACTATTAGAAAGAACACATCAAGACCTGTACAGCTACGTAAGAAGCCAAGTAGAGAAGATCGTGTTAGTGTTAATACAATGGAGCAGGCACTTGCAGATGATGTACATTGTCTAGTAACATACAACAGTATTGCCGCACTTGAAGCAATGATATACGGTAAGCCTGCTGTAGTGTTAGGACCAAATTGTGCCCAAGACATTTGCGAAACTAGTTTAAAAAGAATTGAATTTGCTGAGCATCCAGGGAGGAAACAGTTAACTTATTTGTGTAGATATCTATCCAATAACCAATTTACATATGATGAAATGTTAAGTGGTTACGCCTGGAGCATAGTAAAATGAGAGTTATAGGATATACCAAAGTTATACCGCCAGGGAATAAAGGCAGGTTACCTAAACCAGGTAAACCAGTTAAGCCCAATCATAAATTGGACATCATTAAAAATTTTATATCAGGAGTCAGGGTGTCGGGCGACAACGGTTTGGTATACGATGGATTTGACACAATGCAATGTGATGTAGCTGTTATGCAAGGCTTTATGCACGAAGACAGTCAAGCAGTACCACACATTAATTTACGTAGAAGCATTGCAAGTAACACAGCTAACAAACGTTTTATTACAGCAGATAGTAACTTATTTTTATACAAAGCAAAAACAAATGAACCACATCATTACTTACGTTATAGTTACGATGGTGTGTTTGCTAACACCGCAGAATACTGTAATGACAACCCAGGTGATACACAATGGGAAAAGATACAACGTGACCTAGGTGTTAAACTAAAGCCTTGGGATTATAATAACAGAGATAATATTTTATTGTGCTTACAACGTAACGGTGGTTGGAGTATGAAAGGTAAAGATGTTGTTACATGGGCTAATACTAAAATTGCAGAGATTAGACAACACACAACTAGACCTATTATTATTAGACCGCACCCAGGAGATAAAAAAGCACCTGAGTATGTAAAAAGAATAACAGGCGACAATATTAGAATTAGTTTTCAACCAGACATTGCACAAGACTTAGCAACTGCACATTGTTCTATTGTGTACAACAGTAGCCCAGGTGTAGCTAGTATTATAGAAGGTGTTCCTGTTATATGCGAAGATTGGCAAGCAAGTCAAGTACAAGAAGTATGCTTTCAAAGAATAGATGCATTGGCAAAATTAAGACCGTTTGATAGAGAAAACTGGATTAGAAAAATATCACAATGCCATTGGAGTTTTGCAGACTTAAGAAGTGGCGAAGCATGGGAATGGATGAGGAGATACGTAACATGAGAATAAAATGTATAACAACATTTCATCAACCAGGATTAGAAGAATACGGACAACGTCTTATTGATAGCTGGGCTAAGAATGTACACCCGGCAGTTGAGCTAGTAGTATATGCAGAAGATTGTATTCCTGTTGTACCACCTGGTGCAAACATTAAAGTTGTAAATGCTAAAGAAGTATTACCAAAACTTAATGCATTTAAAGAAAGACACAAAGACGATCCTAAAGCAAATGGTATATGTCCTTGGCCTGCTAGACGTCCAAGAGATCATCATAAGAAGTTTAAGTGGGACGCAGTACGTTTTGCAAACAAAACATATGCAGTATTTGAAGCCGCTAAAGATCCTGACACAGATATTCTAGTTTGGATTGACGGTGATACATATGTACACAGTCCTATTACTTACGGACAATTTAGAAATTTAGTTCCTGCATCACAATGGTTACACTACTTAGGTAGAAATAAAAAGTGGCCCGAGTGTGGTTGGTATGGACTTACACTTAGAACTCCAGGGTGCGATGCATTCCTAAAAGAGTTTGAAAGAGTTTACGAAGAAGCTGATGATGGAATCTTTAAAATGGAAGAATGGCATGATAGTTATGTGTTTGACCAAGTACTAAAGAAGATTAGAATAGAACATAAAAATATTAAAGACTTCAGCGGACATCTTGTAAACGGAGAAGGTCATCCGTTAATTAATTGCGAACTTGGCGCATTCTTTGATCATCTTAAAGGTGTAAGAAAGCAAGAAGGTAGGAGTCGAAAGAGAGACTTACTACAGCCAAGGAGCGAGTCATATTGGAATGAAGTTTAGTTTATTTACAGATTATGGTGCACAAAATAGTAAACCAGTTTTTGACGCTTTTGCAAGTAGTTTGTCTGGCGCTGGCCATACCGTTACTTTTAATGAGTGGGATAGCGATGTTGCTGTTATTTGGAGCGTCCTTTGGTTTGGCAGAATGGCTGGAAACCAAAAAGTCTGGGAACACTTCCGAGCAATAAACAAACCTGTAATAGTATTAGAAGTAGGCGGAATTAAAAGAGGCACTACATGGAAAGTAGGCATCAATGGTATTAACAGCGATGCTAACTTTGGTGCTAAAGGCAACGACAGTACTAGAGCAGACTTACTAGGACTTGAAGCAAAACGTTGGACTAACGATGGCCAACATATTCTTATATGTGGACAACATGATAAAAGTTTACAATGGCAAGGTATGCCACGTATGAGTAATTGGTTTTTAGATACTCATGATGAAATACGCAAACACACAGACCGCCCTATAGTATTTAGACCCCACCCACGCTGTAGACTAGAACACATTGAACGTGGACTTAGACATGTGTATAGACAAGAGCCTAAACATATCGATAATACTTACGATGACTTTGATATGGATTTTACTAACGTATGGGCTACTGTAAGCTACAGTAGTAATCCTGGTATACACAGCGTACTAGCAGGTGTTCCAGCGTTTGTAGGTACCAGCTCGTTAGCGTATGACGTTGGTAATGACATAGACTTCTTCCACGATATAGAAGCACCCTTACAACCAGACAGGCGACTATGGATGAATGATTACGCATACACAGAATGGACTTTGGATGAAATAGCTCAAGGTTTACCATTAAAACGCTTGACATCTGAACTATAATCTAGTATAATACATACATGCTTAGAAAAGAACCAATCGACATTAACGACCTTACCGTTGAAGACTGCCTAGAACTAGTTGCTGGTATTAGTAACTTTAAGTTTAGTCGTAACAAAGAGTTAGCAGACTTGCACTCATTTACGTTGCATGAAGACAACCATAAGATTATGTTCAGTATTGCTAAACAATGTTTTAGAGGTACTGCACTCACTCCTAAGCAACACGAGCTTGTTAAAAAGCTATTAGTAGAGTACTACACACCACAGTTTACAAAGCATAACATTGAACTTAAGAACCATTTAGATAAGTTAAGAACTCCGTTAAGGAACTTAGATAGTTCACATTGGGTTAAGATACAACGTATTGGTTACAAGGGTGTAGAAGAGAATATGCTTGTTATTAGATTCCCATTTAACAAAAAAGTTATTACTAGATTAGAAGAATTAAAGAACGGTAATGACAAAGACTACTTCTACGAAAAGCATAAGCACTTCTTTCCGTTAACTGAAAAGTATATTTGGAAAGTAGTAAACATTGCAAAGAAGTTTCAAAGCAAATTTGATATTGAAGATCAAGTACAAGAAGTGTACGACCAACTAGCACATATGAATGCTCACAGCTATGAGTACTTGCCAGGCGTTAAAGATTATAAATTTATTAACTATGTTGACCACGGCATTAAAGAATGTGTACAAGATTTAGGAGAACCAAGTGATAGCAACCTCTACAAATATTTTGATAGAAAAGGCATGTATGGTCTTGAATATTTTAATGACATACATGTAACTGAAAGTTTTAGACTTAACAACTGTAGCACACTAACAACTAAGATTGCTAACAGAAGTCACACACAACTAAACATTAAAGATACAGATTGGACTATTGATAATTTAACAACAGCATTAATTGAGTTAGATAGATTTCCATTGTTAGTTATTCTTGATACACATACATGCATGGATAAGATAATTGAATACCATAATAAGTTTTTAAACTTTATTCCTGCTAACGAAATGAGTGTTATGTTTAGATTGGACAACAAAGAACTAGAACATGCAAAGGAATTTAACCAATTCGTCCATGATAAGGGATTAAATAATTATGTTGACAAAAACACTAAAGTAGTGTATATTAGTAATAATAAAGTTCCTAAGCCGTTGTTTAAAAGTGATTGGATGCCAATAGCATCGTTATGTTTAACAAGGCAACCAATGAACTATATTAATGAATACATAAACGGAATTGACTTAGCTATGTCCTATGATGCAGGATCAATAGTGTCAAGTCCAAACAGTAGATGGCAAGTTAAAGTAGAGAATATATGACAAGTTGTAGAATAGTAATACAAGATGAAGTAAATGTAAAAGTTGAAAACTTGCCTGTTGAGAATCGTAGAAAGATTGCTAACAAGTTAAAGTTTCAAGTTCCATATGCACGTTACTTGCCACAATATAAATTAGGACGCTGGGACGGAAACGTTGCGTTCTTTGGTATAGGTGGTACAGGATATGTTAATCATTTAGATACTATTGTTAACAGTCTTGTAGAGCAAGGTGTTGAGATATCTGAGATTGTAGACAACAGAGAAAAGCATGACTTATCTTTTAGTGCAATCACACAAGACTATTGGAAAGACCAAGGTGCAGTATGGCCAGAAGGACATCAACTAGAAGGTCAACCTATTGTACTACGTGACTATCAAGTTGAAACTGTTAATAGTTTCTTAAACAATCCACAAGCATTACAAGAAGTTGCTACTGGTGCAGGTAAAACTATTATTACTGCAACACTATCACACCTAATGGAAAAACTTGGTCGGACGTTAGTTATTGTTCCTAACAAATCACTTGTTACACAAACAGAAGAAGATTATGTTAACTGCGGATTAGACGTAGGTGTTTACTTTGGTGATAGAAAAGAATTAGGCAAGACACATACTATTTGTACTTGGCAAAGTCTAAACATACTAGATAAGAAAAGTAAAAACTATGACGATGTACTAACACTTGCAGAGTTTTTAGATGGCGTACAAACAATTATTATTGACGAAGTACACCAAGCAAAAGCAGAAGTTCTTAAAAAATTACTTACACAAAATTTAAAACATGCACCTATACGTTGGGGCTTAACTGGAACAGTACCTAAAGAACAGTTTGAGTTTCAAAGTATCTTAGCAAGTATAGGTCCAGTCATTGGTAACATTAGTGCAAAAGAATTACAAGACAAAGGCGTACTAGCTAACTGTCATGTTAATATTGTACAAATGATTGACATTAAAAGTTTTGCAGGTTATCCAGAAGAGTTAAAGTTTCTAGTAACAGATGCAGAAAGAATAAAATATATAGGCAAATTATTAAACAACGTAAAAGACTCAGGCAATACATTAATACTAGTTGACAGAATTAGTGCAGGCGAAATGCTATTGGAAGCAATTCCAGATAGTGTGTTTATTAAAGGCGATGTAAAACTAAAAGACAGGAAAGAACAATATGATGAAGTTAAAGAAGCAACTAACAAAGTTATTATTGCAACGTATGGGGTTGCCGCAGTGGGTATTAATATTCCTAGGATTTTTAACCTTGTTCTTATTGAACCTGGAAAGTCATTCGTTAGGGTTATACAATCTATAGGCAGAGGTGTAAGAAAAGCAGAAGACAAAGACTTTGTGCAAATTTGGGATATAACTAGCACATGTAAGTATGCTAAAAGGCATTTAACATCAAGAAAGAAATTTTACAAAGAAGCACAGTATCCATTTACGATTGAGAAAGTGGATTGGAATTAATATGAAAACAGAGGACTATAAATGAGGATATTAACATTAGACAATAAATGTTACAAGCTCGAACACCTTCCGGATGAATTAACAGATGACATTAGATTTTCAGTATTGGATAACAGTAATCCAAAAGAGCCTGACTTCTTTTATATTCCTTTGATTTTTTTAGAATCATTTAACTCGCCAGCAATGGTAATGGAAATAGGTGGGCGTGAAATTACTATGCCTATTGATTGGCATTTAGCAGTAGGTGATAGCGGTGGTGCTGGTGACATTGAAGTATTACCATTAACAAGTTTAAACGATAGAGGCTTTGAAGCTTTCTTGTTTAATCCGTTAACTAGTACTATGATGAATTGGGGTGAAGTAAAGATTACTAATTTTTACAATGACGTAAAATGGTATTTCCCTAAAATGAAAAACGGACAACTATTAGGCGTACCTTTAACTGATGGTGACAACCCGCAATGTGCGTGGTTTGTAAAAGACATTAGTAGACAAAGTGAAGTTATTGATTATGGGATTCTTATCTAACAGTATAACAGTCGACGTATATACAAACCAACAATACGCTTACGATCAATGTAAGCCTCAGTTGGCAAAGAAGTATATACCCGAATGGTGGAAAAGTTTACCAGCAAGTAGACCTACACACCAAGAGTTCTACGATGACTTGCCAATAAGTTCAATGAAACAATGTCCTGCTATTAATGATATATTAAAGGCAGGAATTATTTTCCCTAGTTGGTGTGAACTACATATGCGTGTGGGTATTGACGGACAGAAAGAAGTAAGAGTCTTTCCTGACTTTATCCCTGCATTGCCACATGATGAACGTGACTTTGATTTTCACAAGCCTGGACTTGCACACATCAAATTAGGCTCACCATGGTTCATGAAAGAAACTACAGGTGTAAAATGGGTTTGGATTAAACCTGATTGGCACACAAAGAATCCACTAGCATACTGGGGTGTACCAGGCATCACAGAGTATAAACATCAACATAGTATATTAAATAACATTATGGTTCCGCATGGTAGTGAGCTTAAAATTGAAGTTGGCGAACCTTGGTTACAACTAGTACCAATGAGTGATAAGCCTATAAAACTTAACGTCCACTTAACAGACGCCCAAACTATGCAGAATTTAAATACAGTTAATATCTCCTCCGTAGGGAGTTACATGAAATCGATACGCAATGTTGGTAAGCAAAGGAAATTAGATGAAAACAATTAGTGAAGAATACGCTCGTCAGTTAGCACAGTTACATGACGAGAAGGCATCTTTCGGTGACGCTAAAGGATTAAAAGCAATCGAAAAATGGATCAAACAATTTAAACCAGAGTCTATTTTAGATTACGGTTGTGGTAAAGGCGGAGTTGTATTAGCACTCAAAGAAGCTTATCCAGAAATTAGTTCAATTGGTTGGGATCCAGGAATGCCAGACTTTAATATTCCTGATAACAAAAAGCCTGCTGATATGCTTATTAGCACAGACGTACTAGAACACATTGAACCTTTCTTTTTAGAAGATGTGTTACGAGATATTCACGAACTGTTTCAAAAAAATGCATTCCTTATTATTGCTACTAGCCCAGCTAAAAAGTTTTTACCAGACGGACGTAATGCACATTTGATTGTAGAAAATCCAGGTTGGTGGAAAGAGAAGATTGAAAGATGTATGCCAGGTGTAAAGATTGTACATCATGAGTTCTTTGAAAAAACAAGAACAGATAAGCGTGGCGGTGTACACGAGAACAACAAGTATATTGTAGTCTTGGAGAAATAGTATGAGCTTTACTAATTTAATTACAGAAGCTATTGATTCAGTATACGATGATATCAAAGCAAACAAGACTCCTACTGTATGTGAGATGGGCAACCAGCGTTTAAAGAATAACAAATCACGTGCTAAAATTTTTAATGCACGTGGTATTCATACACATGCTAACACTACTAAAGAATACTTTCAAGCCTTAGGCTTTGGAAGGTATCTTGCTATCGATGTTAACACAGAGAAAGATGCTATTGCAATGGATCTTAATTTAGATTGCAAACAAGCATATAACTTTACTGATCAGTTTGATCTAGTAACTAACAACGGTACAGGTGAACACGTATTCAATCAGTACACAGTATTTAAAAACATACACGACATGACTAAAGTAGGTGGATATATGATCCATGTACTTCCTTTTTATCGTTGGGTTGATCACGGCTTTTATAGCTTTCATCCTAACTTATTTTTCTGTCTAGCACATCAAAACGATTATGAGATGCATGGTGTATGGATTGGCACTAGTGATGGTGCTCACATTGAAAAGCTAGGACAGAAGTTATCACGTGACAAAGGTTACAGAGGCAAGTTTGGATTAGACAAGTGGGAAAGAGATCCTATGGTTGTTGCTATTATGAAGCGTAAGACTGATGCTGAATTTGAAATGCCACAACAACATTTATATGCAGGTGATAATATTTCAAGCGATGAGATTGCGAACCGTTATAAATGAACCAGTATAGTGTCCTCCAAAACTTTAAACCAGAAGACTTAAGGTTGAGCCCGTTTCCATACATAGTTATTGACGAAGTCCTACCATGGGACTTGTATAATAAGCTAGAAGCAGAATACCCAGAACAGTACATGACCAAAGGCGAAACACATGGCTTTGGTACTGCACGTTACATTGATCATGACTTTGATACTTACGCAACAGTAAGTCAAGCATGGCAAGAGTTTGCCGCATACGCAACTAGTAGAGAATTTAAAAACGAAGTAATAAGAGCATTTCGCACAGGACTTGAACAACATTACCCACCAGGATCGTTTTGTCCAGAAGGGTTATATACCAAGTATATGCGTAGTGATGTTGCTCCACGTAGAGCTCCTAAGAGCGGATCAATTAGAATGGAGATGCAGTTTGTATTAAATGCAATAGACAATATACAAATTAGAACTCCGCATGTTGATCAATCAAAAGAATTGTTTGCAGGTTTATTTTATATGAAGAAGCCAGAGGACACAGGTACTGATGGTGGTCTGAATGTTTATAGAAACACAGCAGGTAAGCAATGGCGCAGAGTAACAGGACGTGAAGCAGTTGCAGAAGATATTGAAGTTGTAGAACGTGTTCCGTATAAAGCAAACACTATGGTTATGTTTTTAAACACAGTAGATAGTTTACACGGAGTTGAACCTCGCGACAATCCAAATACTATTAGACGTTACGTTAATATAGACGGACACGTACAAGAGAAATTATTTAAGTTCGTTGATTAGGAGATGATTATGAAAGCAGGAAAAATTTGGGGTCAAACAGAATTGATCCACGCAAACGGTGTGCTAGAGTTTCATCGCATTGAATATAAAGCAGGATTCAAATGCAGTGAACATGCACACGAATACAAATGGAACGGATTCTTTGTTGAATCGGGCAAAATGATTGTCCGTGTTTGGCAAGATGATCAAGGACTAGTTGATGAAACTATTCTTGAAGCTGGAGACTTTACGCAAGTTAAGCCTGGCAAG